GGGAGTTGTATCAACTGGTTCTGTATCTACAGGGGTTGTGTCAACAGGGGTTGTGTCAACAGGAGTTGTATCTATTGGAGTTGTATCTATTGGGTAACTATTGCCACCAGTAGTTAAATTGGAGCCTTGTGGTGCGGGTACAGAAATAACAGTCTCAGTATATTGACTTACAGGTCCAGACCAGTTAGCAACTCTAACTGTATAAGTAGCGCCTTCTGTCAAACCAGTTAATTGAATAGACGCTGGTGCACCATCTGTATTATATGTTCCACCTTCGTATGGATTTTCTGCATCTGGATCGTCTGTTACTACTTGATAAAACCAAGTGTTTGCTGTGTATCCTTCAGGTAAAGACGGTGTAATAGTTGCAGTAGTTCCCGCAACAATTGGAGTTAAAATTATTGGGGCAGGGGTTGGAATGTTGTTATTAATTGCAGTAACTAATTGACTTGATTTAGTGTTTAATGATGACTCAAGAGATGTCTTTGTTGATACCGCTGAGTTTACGGTATTAGTTAAAGATGTTGTATTAATTGCATTTATATTAGAAGTATTTGTAGTGTTTTGAGCAACAACTGGGGTAAGGCTTGAGTTTAATTGTGCAATGGTTGCATTTGCTGAGTCAACCGCTGCCTGAACTGTTTCTGTATTTGGATCTACAAATGGAGTAAATGCTGAACCTTGACTTATTTGTCCAGCAAAACTTTCTCCAACATTAGTGTCTGTAATGCTATTAACAGTTCCGTTTGTAGTTTCTCTATAATTAAACCTTGCTTGATTTGGTATTGGCCCATTAGCAGTTACACTTGCTATCCATGCACCATTATTTGGATTTACATCAGCATTAAATCTTATTTGAGCCATCTGCGTAGAAGCGTCTTGTTGCGGAAATGGGCGAAGATCCCAAGCAATATCTAAACTTGTTCCAGTAGTCGCATAAGTAATTCCAGTTCCTGTGCTCCAGGTTGTCCAGTCCCATCCTGCTATAGAAATAGAGGGTGCAGTGGGTGTGCTCCAGTAGTTGCTGCCTTCATTTACTCCAAAGGTAATAGTCGCATTACTTCCAACATATACATTGTGGTATAACGTTCCGCCCATTAATAAATCAAACGGCAAATTCATAATAACACCCGCATCATCTACGCCAGCAAGTACATTTGTACTTGTTCCAATGGTGGCTTGTAAATTATTAACTGCTGTCTGAGCAGCATCAATAGCAAGATTTGCCTGTGTTAATTCTGTTTGTGCGGTAGATTGTGCTGTGGATGCTTCTGTTTTTGCTGCAACGGCTTCAGATATTGCTGTCTGAGCCTCTGTTATTTGTGTTGTTATATTATTTATAGCGGTAGTTGCAACAGTTACTGTAGCCTTTGCATCTTGAACTACCTGAGAACTTTGATCTATTTGGGTAACAGATAAATCAACACTACTAATAGTATTAATAGCGGTTTGAACATTATTTACTTCTGTATTAGCCAGAGATATTTTTGTGGCTACCTCTGCTGTAATACCTTGGGCTTGAGAATATTCGGTTTGTGCCTGTGTTATCTCTACTATGGCATTGTTTGTGGCTGTATTGGCTTGCTGTACCTCTGTAGTAGCCGTTGCAATGGCGTCATTAACTGCCTGTTGTGCTGGGCTTACAACAACTTGTTCTTGTCCGCCATTATCTGTAGCCCACGCATAACTTGGTCCAATAAAAAATAGCCAGCCTGTAACAAAAAGGCTAGCTAAAAAGTATTTTAACTTTCTACCCAATTGGATCTCCAATATAACAAAATTTTTGTTATATGGAAATTATATCATGTATGTTTGTTTAAATACTCTTAGTTACTTGGGATTATCGGTTTTATAAAAGCCATTTCCTTTAAACTGTACACCTACTTGACTAAAGTGTCTTTGCATTCTTAGTCCACAAGCACTACATAAGTAAGATGGCTCAACATCTTTTATAGATCTTTCTTTAGAAACAATTCTTTCTGGGTTACACTCGCACTTATACTCATATATTGGCATTACTTACCGCTCTTTTTTCTCTTCTCTGCAAGGATTGAAAAGTCTTTAACTTTTGTTTCCCCCATGTATCCCCATGCATAACCATCTTCTATCATCTGCTCATTAAGTGATTTAGAATCTCCATTAACATAAACCCAACCCAATATACGACCATACTTTTCTGAGCTGTCTGGCTTTTCAGTTTTAACCACTATGTCTTTAGCATCTTTAAATTTAGATTTAAGATATTCTTTTGATTCAATTCCTAAACTTTTTTCTAGTTTGTCTGTTGTCCTAGACTCTGGAGTATCTATGCCAGCAAGCCTTAGTCTTTGAGAATAAGATATACTAAATCCCAAATCAATATCAACATCAATTGTGTCTCCGTCTACGACCTTTATTACTTGCTTAACTCTATATTCAAACATAATGCTCCTTAAATTTATAATGAGCAGTTTACAGACTTACTCAGGTCAATCAGTTATTTAGTGTCGCTGTCTCCCCCGACATACCTGCGACTCCCCGATGAAGGGGTGCAGATATCTATTATACTATTACTTTATTTTAATTGTTTTTGGCTTTTTCTCTTCAGGCACAGTACGATCTACATTAATATTTAACATACCGTCCTTTAGATCTGCCCCAGTCACTTCCATGTACTCACCAAGAGCAAATGAGCGTGTGAACTTACGGCTTGCAATACCCTTGTGTACCACTTCTGCGTCAGCGACTTCTGTAATCTCACCCTTAATGATAAGAGTTCCATTATCTACTGACACATCGATGTCTTCTTTGCCAAAACCTGCTACAGCAATAGAAATACGATATGTATCTTCATCTAGCTTAAGAAGATCATATGGAGGATATGACTGTGAGTTGACCTTATGTGCATTGTTTAGACGGCTTAGCTCTCTGTTAAAGCCAATAAAAAAAGGATCATTGAAAAGATCCATAGCGAATTGTGTTACCATTTTATTCCCCTTTCAAGCGAATAATTTAAATTAGGCCCCATTCGGCGACCTATATACTATTATATCATTTATTAAAAAATTCTACCAGGCAGACATTTCTTTCATAAGCTTCAAAAGGCTAGATATATTTTTTTGGCTGGTTACTATCATAAAGTCATCTATCCCATATTTTTTAGATATATCTCTAATTTGCTGCTTAACCTCTTCCATGCTTCCACGTATTAAATGCTCTCTTTTTTCTAAAACATAAGGCTTTTCAAATCTATTAGGGGTCCACTCTTGATAGTGATATGCTATATCTTGATCAAGTTCTTCTTTTGTTTCCCTAATTAAAGGGTCAATAATTAATACTATCTTAGTATTTTTTAATTCATTAACTGATTCCTCTAACCGACTCTCATGTACAATAGCATAGTCTGTCCATTTATTAGCCAAGTCAATTGTCATTGGAGAATTTGCAATTGTATAAGAAATTGGCGCTTGATCACCTATCTTATTAAAAAATTTATCTGCCCACTTATCCGCAAGCTCTATTCTTTTTTCGACAGTACTTATTAAAGACTCGTCAAAATTATACATATCCATTGCTTCTTTTTGTTCATCTTCAAGCATTTTTCCAGCAACTAGATTAAATGTTACCCTATTTTTATAGTGAACATTCATTGTATTAAAAAACCTAATTGCATATTCTGGACTCATTGTGTAAGCCCTAAACGCCATCATAAACTTAAGGTGTTTTGATACTCTTATCATGCTTTGCAAAAAAGGAACATAGTCTGTTGAAATTATAGAATATGTTAATAAAACAGAATAAGCTCTTGCTCTTTCTAAATCTCTTGCCATTTGAACTAATTCAGTTTCTGAATCGCCAAAGTCAAACCTGTGCATCCAATGAAACTTCATAGGCTTCATTTATTATTAAATTCTGAAAATAGGCTCCATTGAGAAATAGTGTATCTTGTTCCAGAAGTAACTTCTGATACTCCGTGGACATAATTTGTACTTCCTGGAAAAAGAATTAACATATTTTTTTTAGGCCTAATTACGTGATTAAACTGTGGAAAATACAACTCCCCTCCTTCGTAATCATCATTTAAATATCCAAGAACCGATAAATGACCGCTCCATAAATATGGATACTTTTCTATTTGAGATTCATAAGTATCGTTTTCATAATCTGGCTCATCTATGTCTAGTATGTCTGTGTGTGGATCAATATAAGTTCCAGTTGGATGAACTATATACAAAAAAGGACGATCTTGAATAAATTTCATTTTGTATTCTGAAATTACTGTATTGAGCAGTTTTTTTCTCATTATATTGGTAAACAACTTTTCTTCTTGCGAAGGTGTATATTCTTCTAAGGTATGTATTGGGTAAGAATGATTTACTCCTTCTTTTATCTTATACTTTTTTATAATTGATAATGCAGTTTCAGATTCTTTATCTGTTAAATAGTTTTCAATTACCTTTATGTTATTAATACCTGTTCCTATTTGTTTTGTAATGTTATCTGTATTAGCAATCTCAATTATGGTTTCATTGCTTTTTGCCATTTTAGCGGCTAAACCCGCATTAAGGGGTCCGCTCATATTTTATTTGTCGACAAACTATCCAAGCCATCTTTTCTTTTGTGAGAATGTGCTTTAATTAATTTTAAAAGATATTGACTTAGCCCTGGCGCTTGCTTTTCAAAAAACAAAGCATACTTTTTATTTACTTGAGTTTCTAGGCTAAGCTTTAGCAAATATTCTTCATCTATCGGAAAAAACCATTTAACATAATGATCAGCAAACAAATCAAATCCATGCTCTGCCCTAGGATCTTCTACTGGAATATTGTTATTAATGCACTCTGCAAGGTATGAGTTTAATTCGTGGGCTTCTTCAACCATTGAGTCCCAGTCTTTTCTGGTGTAATCTGCAATTCTTTCCTTGGCTAACAAAACCAATCTGTCATCTGGAAAATTGCCAGACC